CTCTGTCTCGATCCATTAAATCTTGCGTATCATCCCAATCACATGCATCAGCAGTTTTGTTGTAATCAGTTTTAATGCTGCTAGTCACAGGCGTGGTTGGCGGACCAACTACACCAAACCCCGCGCCTTCAATCGCATCGAGGATAAGCTCGCGCAATCCGATAATCCCCGGTTTACTGACTACCGGGCTTAGATTATCACTTAACACGCTATCGATAGCTTTATGCAATTCTCGCTCTTGCTGTTTATCCATCGCTCAATACTCCATACGCACCATGACGTTTCGCGGACAATGGAATTTCGGCGCAATAAATTCCGTTGCGATCAAATCTATTCTCGAACGCGAGCTTGAATGCTGCGTCTTCTGTCATCATATCATAAGCTTTCGAAGCTTGCAACATAGCAGTATCTTTGTTTTCGTAAGGACCGCTCAAGATAGCGTGCAACCATCGACCATTATGATACGCAATATAATAGCCATGCGGTCCAGGAGATACGGATTTCGTAATCTCTTGAAGCCGCGTAAGTTCGCCATCCTGATCGATATTGAAATGATCTTTGTTACCGCTGAGGGCGTTAACGACACCTGCTTTTGTGTTCGCGCTATCGAGCGCATTTGCGGTCCAAATAGCTTCGCGAAGTTGCTCAACGCGGTCGTTATCACGTGACGGATAATAAGCATCACTATAGCCTGGATCACTAACAGAAGGCAATCTATCAACGTTACTCGTCCACGGCGTTCCCCATCCCCTAACAGCGTCTTCGGTTACAGTTGTGCCAGCGGGAATATCTCTCTGCCATTCATCATGCGCGGTTTGCACCCATCCGTCGTTACGTAGCGTATTCTCAATCGAGACCATTTCAGCTTGCGCATTGATCGATTGAGTTAGCATTTGTTTCGCTGGCACCACTGCGCTCCATCCATCTGTGGGCACTGGCGGTTTATTGGTCCAAGACATGATTATTCCTTTCGAGCTTCTAGCATCGCATCCGCAATAGCATAACTCATTCTCGCAATCAATTGCCTAGAATTTTCTGCGTTCATTCTAGATGCCATCGCCTTATAGTCAGAAATGGCTAAATCATCTACATCTTTATACACAGTAGGTAATGCAGCAATAGCAAATGCATCACGCAATGTCATTCCTTCTTGTGAATTACAATGAGGATACTCGCTAGTGCGTGAATAAGCAAAACTGCCTGTATCTTTAGTCATAACAATTTCTCCTATGCCCACAATTAATCGCACTTGGCTATTAAAGCGTCAAGCGCTTCTCTGTAAGTTTCGCCTGATGCAACCGTTATTGGTTCGTCGTCGTAAAGAAGTTGCGCTTGATAACCAATCACAACATAAAGCACTTCAACAGTAAAATGCAACGTGTGATGCTGTTCGAGCCAATTAATCCTATCTTCATCTGTCATGATACGTCGCCCGAAACTTCAGCTTCAACGAACTTATAGTCTTGTGGACCAACAACTACTATTCTCATCGTCACTTTAACATTCCGCAGCGCGCCATACTTCTGCGCAACGTACGCAATTAAAGCTGCGTCTACGTCTTTCTCAGTCAATGTAACGCTAATTCGCTTTATCATATTCCCGTTTCCCTTCATTTGTTATGAAATAACGCCGCTTCGTTAATCCTAGTCCAGTTACCACAAAGGCTTCATGTCGTAACCAGCCCTTATCTTCCATCATCGCTAGATGCGTGTAAATGGTCCATCGACTGAGTTTTGTTGACGCTTTAATCATTTCATGACCAGTCATGCCGCTATCGTTCTGAAGCAGACGAAGAATTTCACGATATACTCCATAAGGATTATACATCACAACCTCGCAGCAATAAACATATCAACTAATGCTTTACTATATCCAGAAAGAAAAGCATTGTGTTCTGACGAAAGTTCGCTTTCGCAACGTGTAACGTAGCGTTCTTCAATTATATCCCATTCGGTAACAACTTTTAACCCGTATGCTTTTTCAAACGATTTATCCATTTGTGCTAAACCATAAGACAAAAGCGTCTCTTTAGTCTTTTTCTTATTTTTCATTTCTCTTTATCCACCTTCGTCTTGAGAATAATTACACGCGGAATTTCAGCACGCACTTTAGCATCTGCCTCTTCAGGCGACTTCGCATCAACGCGAATGAAACCGCGTACAGACTCGCCTTCGAGCGTTTCGCGCTTATAATGAACTTTGAATTTCGTAAGTTTATTCATCTTCTTTTTCCAATTCGCGCTTTCCAGCTTTAGTAATAAACCAAATGGAGTAAACTGCAGATTTATGCAGTAATCCTTCATTTACGAGTTGGCTTGCGTATGATGCTGCACTCGCAGCGTGTAGTATAAGCCCTGAAGGTTTCGACGCTTCTATAAGCATCCATTTCGTGTTAGGGTTCATCTTCCAAACCACTCCGTTGCTACTTCTTTCGCAAACGCTATCATAACAAACCTAGCAATGTCAATCGGCATTGGTCCGTCAACGGTCGATAACCAACAGCGCAAATTATCGAGACCGTCACGCCGCTTAGGACCAAACACGCGATAAGCAGCCTGGAAAGGAACGCCATCTTTGAAGATAACGTAACCCGTCCAAGCTGCGTCTGTGTCGTAGCGGTTCATTCGTCGTCTCGATGATAATACTCAAATTCGCGTCGTTCTTGATATTGTTCGTATTGCCTATCAGCGCAATAATTACATATATGGAGTTCTCGTTCTATACTTGACCATAAAATCCGCTCGCAGCGGCACCTAGTCAATTTATCATCGTTTGGTTGTAAACTCATTCCACACCATCCAATCCTAGCGTCTGTTCCATCCATGTGTAACCGCTTTTACGTCCATTCGCATGTGTATATTCTCTGCGGAAAGCGACATAGTTTCCATGCCGCCAAATTTCATAGAAGTTCTTAACGATAATAGAAAGTTTCGTCATCTATTCAACTCCTGAAAGCACACTTCCCATGAGTGTGTCTTGTTGCACTCTGTCATCGCGTCGGCTTGCAAGCTAGCAAAATAATAAATCGAAGCCGCAGCAACTGCAACGTAAAAGAACATGAGAGGTTTCATGGGTTGTCTCCTGCAATATAATGAAATCCGTCCCAATAGCCAGCTCTATAGGCGTTAGGATAATCAACATAGTCTGCATCGTGTGGTTCTAGCATTACGCCATCAGTAAACCCATCGCGATAAGCGTCACGTTCGTCCTTGGTCTGATATTGACGCTTGCTCAACATTTCTTCCATCTTACCGAGATGTGGACGCATCACGCCGTCCTCCTATTCGCACCATTGACGAAAATAACTTCGCAATCATAACCTGCGCCTTGAGCAAGCGCAAGATCAATCTCAAGCTCTTCTTCGTCGGTGTAAACAACGCCCGTTTCCTGCCATTCAATTTCGCCAACGTTGCCATTGCGGTCGAAATGAATATCAGCAAGCACAAGACCGTTGACGTTCTGAATTTCCCAAGCCATTTTCGTTCCCTCAATTGAATGTAGCTTTGTTATAGCGCAGTTGAGTTGTGCTGTCAATCACATTCCGATAGTTTCTAAGAAATCATCGTAAATAAATGCGCCGTAGCTTATGGAAAAATAAATAGCGCCATCAGCAGCACGACGAACAACATAACGATAAACCATAGTCATATCTCCGTTAGTTAAGAAAAGCGCCCGAAGGCGCTCACCTTAGCTCGCATGAATTATCTTCATTGCAGCAGCAACGCGTTCATCACGGATGCGAAGCTCTTCACGCAATGCGTCAAACTTAGTCTTATCCTCTTCCGGCAAAACACGGCCAGAGAATTCCAGTGATGCCTTTACAGCTAGTAGAACACCAATGCGCTGCTTGATTTCGCTATCAGACATTTGTTTTGGATTAAACATTTTCGTAACTCCATTGCGTTGTTGATATTAGTAATCTAATCTCGCTTTTGATTGTTGTCAACAGACATTTTGCAATAAACGCGGTTATCTTTCCAAACGTAAAACACTTCGCGATATGACATTAACCCTACTTTGTCAGATATAACAAATCGCGATTTAGCGAAAATATCAACCTCGCGCTGTTCACTGGATTGATACATTCCAGCGCTTAGATAATAAGCGAACCACATATTGCCCATATCACTCTTCCTTCAAGGCAGCATCAATCATCGCCTCATAAATTTGCTGATAGCCATTATCGAGCACATGCTCATGAGCAAACCCAGCTTCAGCCATTTGTTCATCGATATAACGCATCGCTTCAATAGCGGCACGCGCTAACAACACGTAATAGTCGTGCTTAGGCTGCTTTATATCGTCAAACGTTTCGCCATTACTCCAACAAATCGCCCTAGCAACTCGTTCAACCATCGTTGTCATTTGTTTTCCTTTCGAGATACGCAAACGCTGTATGATAATAACAAAGCTTTCCTTCGTCAACTGTGGCATTCATACGCACAGCATATTGCTCAGCCTTACGTTTTGTCCTAAAACGCACGAACAGGAACTGTATCCCCAAGATTGAGCGTTCCCATCACAATCCATATTGAGTAATCGAAATCGCTCATCTCACTCTCCTATAACGTAATGCCCACAATGATAGACAACTCAGGACAATTTCTTTAACTCACTGTTCTGCATACTAATATCGCTAACCGAGAACCTAATTAGCGAGGCATGTACAATTTTAGGGTTCCCGCAATAATAGCCTGAGTTTGGAACGAATAGCACATTTCCATCTTCGTAAATGTGAATTACGTAGCCTTCGTATGCCTCTGTGTTTCTAATATGCATAGTTGCTTGAATGTTCATCGCATAATTTCCTGTTACCCACAATTAATCACGGCGAACAATATCGCCCAATTCGTAACCATTTGCGTCTGCATAAGCAGCGCCGATTATGCACGCTTGCAAGTCCGTTTCAGCCTCAATAACGAGAGTTGTTATCGGCTTGCCAGTCTTAATGTCATTAAGGACAATAAGGTAAGAATGCATATCCGTAATCCTCTCGTTTTCGATGTGTAATGATTACGCTTTAATTCTCGTAATGTCAATACGTAATGATGCGAAAACGTAATGATTAGAAACGTAATAAACTACATAAAATAGGTACTACCTTATACTATTGATATATATAGATTATTTTATTATTTTAAGTATTTTAAGGTTTAAGGGCCGGCGGGGGTGGGGGAGGTGGGGGTCCCCCCCTAAAACCTAAAATATTGTGGAAAATCAACGATCCAGCCTAAAATAAACCTAAAATATTTCAACTTGGTTGCGTGAGGTCGTAGAACCATTGTGAGTTAGCGACTTGATACAACTCAGCTCTGCTATTGAACCGCGTTACGGCTTCTTGCTTGTTTAGTTTTATCATTACCCCCTGTTTTTCCAATTCGATAAGAATTTCATTTAGCAGTCTAAAGTTCTCCTTAAACGATTTTACATTACTCGTCATTTGAACTAGCAAAGAGCGCGATACGCATCCTTCATTCTTAAATGCGATTTCAGTATGATTGGATGGCTTACGCGTTCCTTCAAAATGAGAAATGATTGCAGAAGCTAAACGACGCGTTCCTTCCTGAAATGCAGATACGCCTATCTCTCCGTTTTCGAAGCGTTTAACCATTTGCTCAACATCACAATGCACGAACGATATCGCCCATTGCATCATGTTTACATCAATTGTGGGCTGCTGAGGATTAACTGAGATAGCGAGAAGAGCTGCGATCTTCATTGATTTCAAATCGGCGCGGTTCCATAGCTGCTTCAATGGCTCACTATTCGTTGCGTCCATTTGATTATCGCAATGATTATTGTATATCTTGCGAAGGTTCTTAGCTTCTGGCGTAAATGCAACATCGATAACATTGCCGTTCTGATTAAGCTGAATTGACATTTCGCATAGCTTACGCATTGCTTCAATCAATTGTTGAGACGGTATAGCATAAGCGTGATTTTCATTCTCTTGTGGGCGCGGTCCTGTATATTCAACAATTGTGAAACGCGGTAGCAATCCGGAAGCAATATGTTCTTCCGAAAGCGCCTTATAGAATTCAGAACCGGTGCTTTCCCCTAACCATGTAAAATTAGGCGAATAGATCATCTCGATATTGTTCTTCTTGTCGCTGTAGACTGTTGGGCGGATCATACCACCTTTTTTCGAAGCGGGATATAGATCAAGCAAGACCTTGCGGAGCGTGATATCAGCCTGATTTGCGTTCGAGGACGATAGTTGCTGCATACGAAGCCCCACTTCGCCCGTCAGGGACACGTAGGACGGCATTGGACGGTCAGCTAGGTGTTTGAGCAGACCAGCGCCCGAAGCCATGTCAGACGGTCCCAGGAAGTCGAGCGCGGCGGGCATGACTTGATACGCGACCGAATGCATGAGCGAGTTGATACCCGTTCGTATCGCTTCCTTGCCCATACCCGTTGATGCAATAACCATAAGGTAAAGATTAAGGCCGGTATTCGATACGTTGTAACAGCGCCCACAAATACCAGCAAACAGCCCGATAGACGCAGTTAATGCCGCCTCGCGAAGCGGGCGCGGTGCTTGCTCCATAAAATAATGCATAACGCCACCAAGCACGCCGGGTGGGTCAATCTTGCGCCATAAGTTCGTATCAACCTCGAAATGGTTGCCCGCTTTGGTTTGTTGCTGCTGAATGGGTAATGATTTTTTATTCGCTGCAATTGTTTCGTTTATCTGATTTATGATGCTATCGAAATTAATTGGCGGCAGCGTTTGATCGAATGCCTTATCCATTGTATATTCGAGGTATTTGTATCGTTGTGCTTTTTCACGTTGTCCAAGTCCGCTTGACTTAAATATGCGTGCCGCTTGCGCTCTATTTTTCGTATAGAACACGATAATGTTCATAAGCGCTTGATCCGCTTCGGATTGCGAAGGATACCCACAAGATTGCCAATCGCCATTCATGAGTGCTTGAAATAACGCACCATTAGATGCTTTCGCAGCCATCGAAATGATTTCCTCATCCCAATGTTTGGGAGAAGCATCGCCTAGATAGTGTTCGGAAATATCGGAACCGTTGCCCATTTCATTGTAAAGTTGCATGGCAAGCGTTTGCCGTTCGGCAATTGTCTTTGGCATACCGTACACGCGACCCGTGAACGTGAAGAACCGACCGCTTGTGTATAGCTCAACACCATCACGCCGCCGACCGTTCGGCGTGCATGCTCGAATGATTGTATGCAATCCATTTCCACTAGGCGAATATTCAGTGTAGCTGTCGAATGCATTAAGGATTTTCTCGTAACGCGGCCATTTTTCAGGATCGGCGCAATTGTCATAGTCAATGCCTCCATATTCATCGTGTTCGGTAAACGCGAAACCAATACCGGCCACGCCTTCGTTTCGAGTTGCGTTAACGGCTTCCTCAAATGATGACAGATGCGCGCTATTCGTTACGTCCGCGCCCCAGCCGTTGCGCGGTTGCATCGGGATTTTCGTCGTCTTACCATTTGAGAGATATTCAGCGCGCCAAACAAGCCAATTTGGAATGCGCTTTAGTTCATCGGGAATGTTTTCGTATGACATGATTAGCGGATATCCAGGGCGTTGCCGGTGAGGTGTTCGTACAGATGCTGGCAAACTCCGGCATCGATTTTCTTTGTGCCACCTGAAGCCAAGCGCCATAGAGTGAAGTATGGTATCTTCGTTTCTTCCGCTAATTTTTCGAGAGCGCCGCGTGTCTCGGCATGGCGCTTTACTAGTAATAGTGTGGCGTCTTTTAAAGTTGTGCGCATATAGTGTTGCCCTAAAATGCCATTGTAGGTATGCTTTTCGTTCTATCTGCGCCGGTTATGAATGGTCAAGGATTTTATTGAATTTTGCCAAAATTCAAGTTGACAACCCTATTTCACCTCGATAGAACCAAATCATTAACAACGTAACGAGCAACAAGGGGTTACGAATATGAATGCGAATTTTGGAGCATGGGGCGGTGCAACGGCAGCGCAAACTACACTTCAGAATGCAAAGCTTCAAAAGATTGCGGACTGGAACAACGCGAAAGCAGCTCTTGAACTTGCTAAGGCTAATGAACTGCTATTGCGCAATGAACTTGTCGAATTGTTCAGCGATATCAAAGACCCTGATTACGCAGGTACTGAGAACGTCGAAACGCCGATTGGTCAACTAAAGATCGTTCACAAGCTTTCGTATTCGCTTGGTAACGCCGATCTTGTTGAAAAGGCTTTGGACCGTATCGAAGCGTCTCAGGAAGGCGGTAACGTCATTGCTAAACGTCTTGTCAATTGGAAGCCTGAACTTTCGCTTAGCAATTACAAGCTGCTTACTGATCGTCAGAAGGCCATGATTAACGAAGTGCTGACGATTAAGCCCGCAACGAAGACGCTTGAATTCAAGCCGGTTAAGGCATAAAACATGCTAACAATCGTTGGTGACGTTATAGAATATGATGGCAAGCCCTTTGCCATCATTACAATGCCGCTATCTGGTGATAAGGTAGCAGCAATTGATTACATTAAACGACGTTGTGAGACTAACCCGCGAAATCGTCTTCCAATGAAGGGCGATGTACGCAAGCCTCAATCTCGTGGCAAAGACGGAAATTTAATTATATGGTAACGCAAGCTGATTTCAAAGAAGCGCGTGAATTCGCGAAGAATTACGGCGTTAAAGCACTCGGTTACGGTCCTCCCGGTTCCGGCAAAACGCCAATCATGAATACAGCCCCGCGCCCATGCTTGCTTGCGGTTGAGCCTGGATTGCTTTCTATGGCAACATCTACGGTGCCCACATATCAGGCACCGACATGGGCGAAAATTGACGATTGGTTTAAGTGGTTATTCAATTCCGCTGAAACGCGAAATTATGATACAGCGGGCGTAGACAGTGTTTCTCAAATGTGCGAAATCTATCTTCGCGACAACCCTAAAAAGGTTCAACATGGTTTGAAGCTTTACGGGTTAATGGCGGAAGAGGTAGGCGATATTCTCCATAAGCTTTATTATTTGCAGAATAAGCATACTTACCTTATCTGTAAGCAGACGATTGAGCGCACGGAAGGCGACGGTGGAAAGCGCAAGCCGTATTTCCCCGGTAATGACCTTAACGTCAAGGTTCCTCATCTTTACGACGAAATTATTGACATTGGTATTCATTCAGTCCCAAGCGTAGGGCTGACGCGCTCTTTTCAATGTCATTCATCTTTTG